GTAGGTCGATGCAACGCTACTGCCTGTGAGTGGTGTTCCCATATCAGTTCTTCGGTAAAACGTACCAACCTGCTGGCAGAACCACCTTAGATGGCCCCACCAGCTTCTTATCTTTGTCGAATCCGTAGACGCTGGCCGTTGTAGGCTGTGCCAGCATCACCGGATCACCGCTTGGCACCAGGACCACCCGTGTCATCTGGCAACCCAGGCAGATCGGCAACACGAGCAGCCAGATCGCTCTTGAGGGCTTCGGGAGCTTTACCATGTTGCACATCGGTTGGTGGTGTTGCTCGTAGGAAGTCGAGGATTGCCCGAAGGATCTGGTAGATCCAATTCACGGCTTGGGGTCGATGGTAGCGGTCTTGTCGGCGTCCTTGGCCATGATCAGGCCGAGGCCAGCAGTGACCGCGGCAATGGTCGAGGCGATGTCGATGTTGGTCGCAGGGTCACCATCGAAGGCAGCCCGAAGGGCACCACCAACAGCGACAAGAATGGCACCAACACCGGCGAGAGTTGTTTTCGTGTTTTTCATTTTGAGCGGAATAATCGATATGCGGCATAGATGGCGCAGGCCAAGCCAATCAGCGCGGTGATAAGCCGAACCCAGTCGGTCAGTACCGGAATAAACGAAACAGCGGTGGCACCTGCCGCTGCTGCAAGGCTGAGTCCAGGGCTGGTGCTGCTGTTCGTTGGTTCCATTACTCGGTAGGCTGGACGGCTTCAACCACCGGATTCGCCGCTTTGTAGGCCTCCACAACCGCCGGAGTCCACAGCGCATTCGCAATATTTACCACTTCGACCGGCTGACCAGTAAGGTCGTCACCGGGATTCAGCGTATATTGCGAGGTAATCTCACTGCCGACAACCGCGCCGTCGCTGTCGTAATCAACGCCGGTCGTGACGAACAGCGAGTTGTTCTGATTGACCTGCACTGCGACAATATCAACTGGTACGATCATTGGATGGTGGGTTTGAGGTTGGCGTTGTAAGCGGTAATCGCGGCAGGAGTCCAGACCGCATTTGCAATCGCGACAACCTGCTCGGGCTGACCCGTAAGGTCAGAGCCGGGAGCGAGACAGTAGCGGCGGAAGGTGGAAGCCTTTACGGCTTCGCCATCGACGATCTGGTCCGCTAGGCGAACCTGAAGCGTCGTGTTAGGAAGAACCTCGCAGAGCGAGAAAATAGAGCGTTCTGTTAGCATAGGATTAGGCGATTAGACCATGTAGGTTCCAAAAAACACAATGCTTCTAAGACTCAATGATGAGTTTATTGTGTTTACTCCGGGTGTTAGTAAATACACCGAATTGTTTGTACCAGAAAAATATGTAAAGGTAGCGATAGGAGTGTCTGTATATCCAATAGTTAAGAAGATGTTGTCAGCCGCAACAAACGGAAAACCACCCCAAATCGCGTTTGCTCCGCTTGCAGTTGCTGGATATGACAAGCTTCCTTGAACAGTAACCAACCGTCCCACTTTTGTGTATCGGCAATTTGCGACCGTAAACGCTAGTCCAGCACCGCTCCCATCGGTCGGCACCCACGCCCCCTCCTCGTAATCGTCGAGCGTGTTCGCATCGGACGAAGCGACTTGAGTGGCGGGGAAGTTGACTCCGCTTATAAGCTGTAAGCATCCGCTGCTGGCAACGGGCGTTTTACCGATGCCTACGTTTCCAGAAATATCAAGTACAACTCGATTTGACGTTCCATCGTTGATGGTAAGAAGTTGGTCATCAACCGCTGCCGCATCAACGTACATATACCAGTTCTGAGTTGCGTTGCGATTTTGCAACGCAACATTGTATGGTAGAGCCGCGCTGCTCTTAATACTTAACTTAGAATTAGTAATTGGTGAAACACCAACTCCAACAGCACCTGTAAGTGTAGAAACACCCGTCACACCCAGCGTCGTCCCCACCGTAGCCGCGCCGGTGATGGTGGCGGAGGCGAGCGTGGCGGTGCCGGATGCTCCGAGGATGTTGTTTACGCTGATCTTCTTTGTCGTACCAGATGCCGCCATCGTGGTATCGCTGACATCAACGATAGGGATAACGTCATTAGCCGGATCAGCGGCGGTCAACGCCGTCAGTGCTGTGATCTTTGTGTCTGCCATATTATTCTACGGTTAAAATGAATTTGTCGGATGCTTCGGTTAAAATGAGATCGGTGCCCTGCTCAGTTGCCATTCGATCGTAGGTGCCAAAAGACAACACGATCTTCCCAGTTCCATCCTCTTGCAGTACGAAGAAATCGTCTTCCTGCAATAGATCCCGGCGCACGATCGGCAGATCGGCGGGCGTGACGTTTCCGCCAGACCCACTTGATGCCAATCGTGTTCCAAGAGCGAGTGTCACGGTTAGGAGCTGATGATTCCGTTGAACGCGACCACCTGACCACTGGAAATCTGGAAGCTCGTAATCGGCCCAGGAAGCGTAATGCCAGCGGGGATAGCCACTGTGGACCAAGAGCCGCTGATACCATTACCGGTGATCGAAGTGAAAGTGGTGACGGCAATCGTGGTGATCGCAACGAATGGGCCAGTGGTCAACGCGGTAGAGGTCACGAGCTGGAAGCCCGCATTGCCCATCGAATACTCGGTTGCCAGATTAGATTCTATGCTCATATGTCCCAAATTTTACGGATCTGATTCTTGCTGAAAGTGCTTTCAAAGCGGGTACCCTGCCGGTCTTCCATCCGGCTAAAGCCCTGCTTCACCTTGTCCTTGAGTTCGGCTTCGCGGGCAAAACCGGTAACCCCGAAGCGGGCTACCGGCTGCCTCGTCCAGCGTTCACCCTTGATCACAAGAGAATCGGTTCCCATTGGAGCGATTTGCTCCAAGGACTTGCCTTTGTTCTCGAAGGTGTAGATCGGCATGTTAGGACTCCATCTCGCTGTCGTACTCGGAAACCATGTTTCGCATACCTTCTTCGTCCATTGGTTCCATTGATTCCTTGCCGGCCTTCTCGTACTCGGCGGGCATACCGTTCACGCTTTGGATCTCAACGTAAGCCTCACCATTTTCAAGCTTCTTGAGAATACCCCGAACTTCCTGTAGGACAACTTCATCACCAACCTCGGGGGAAGCCTGTTGGCCATCTTCCGTGTCAGTGGAAAGAGCCTCGACTGGAATCGCAATCATTGGCGCATTGTTGTCAGCCTCATCACATCCGCAAGCGGAATGAGAAGGGGCACCACCGATTTCTCGACGATGCCCCTTTGGGCCGACGGCAATCACCATGATGGTGGCCGTCTTAGGTCGCATATTACAGCGTGGAAGCGGTCTTGGTGCGGTGGACCAGGTACCAGACCGGGTTGTTGGTGTTGGTCGCGCTCGTGTTACCAGCGGCCAAACGCAGACCAGCGAAATACAGCTTCACACCAACGGTGACGAGCTGGTTCAACGGATCGCTCTTGTCGGGGGTATCGGTGATCACAACCTTCGGGGACAACGGATCATCACCGGTCAAGGCAGGGATACCAAACGCCTCGTTACCAAGGAAGAACGAAGCGATGATGTCCTTGGTAGCAGCAGTGCCGCCGCCATTTGCACTGGTAGTGTTGATGAACTGATCAGTGTCAGTGGACGAACCCTTGCTGACAAACGAGTTGGTCTGAGTGACAACGCGGCAACCGTAGATGGAACCCACCTCGCCCTTGTAGAACGGCTGGCCCTTGTTGCCGTAGTTGGAGGCGTTCAACCAATCGGTATCGCGCATCAAATCACGAGCAACGCGAGGATCGGTCGCCAGGACGTAGCCACCATTGATCATCGGAGCGCGGTTACGCTTCAGACGAGTCATGGAATCAAGGACGGATTCAGCCTTCATCGTGCTGTTAGTCGTCTCGGTATTCAGGCCACTGAAGGTCTGAGTACAGAGAGAAGGGTTACCGTACACGTTAATGCCTGGGACAGCAGCTCCAGCAGCGTTGTTACAAGCGTCATCATTGCTGAACACAGGACCGGCACCTTCGGGTCCAGTGCCCATGAAGCTTCCTGAAAGCGTAAGGTTAGATCCGATCAGGGTGTTACGGATGATCGAGTCAACCCAGAGGGCCATGTCCATACCAGAAGTCTTGGTGGCCTGCTGGAGGGAGTTGAACAGGTCCGTAGCGCGGAGGATGTCGGTCAATCCGATCACCTGACCGTACTGAGCGAGAGCCTTGGTCAGCTTGTTCAGAACAAGGGAGCGATAGCTTCCTGAAGCGATGGCCGTACCCTCAGTAAGAGCGGCAACATTGGCGATGCTCGGCGAACCGAAGCGGAACATCGTGATGCCCTGGTTACCGTTGTTCTTGGGGATCGTAGCCTTGGTGGCAAACTGATCAAGAATCGTCTCCTGTTGGACGATCGAGAGAAGCTCCTTGCTGAAGAAGTTCTGGAATTGGTTAGTAAGTGTGGTTGAAGTAGTAACGCCTGCCATATTTTAGTTGTGGTTGTGCTATTGGTTGCTTTCCCGATCGAACTCTCGTGTCGCTCGCATGAGCGCATCCCTTTGCTCCTTCTGGGATAACCTTGAGAAATCTTTCTCCTCGGTCTTGAGTTGTCCTGCCGGAACGCTTTTACCAATGGCGGTCTTCTGCTGGAGCTTGTTGAGCTGTTCTTTCAGAGACTTATTCTCGGCTTCTACAGATTGAAATCGACCCGCAGTATCTTGGAGCTTCATCAATTCTACCGCATGGGCTAACCCATTGGGCAGCGTTGTTAAGATCGGAATGCGCTGCAACAACTCAACCGTTCGCTTGTACTCGTTACTGGACTGATCCTTCAACCAAGTCTCCTTCTCGGACAACTTGTTGAAATTATCTGCCCATGTCCTCGTAAAGCGTTCCTGTTGAACCTGCTGCTGCTTCACACTCACGGTCTTACGGACGCCATCAGCCTTAGCTCGCGCTGCTTTGGCCAACTGAGAGTCACCATCCGCATCGAATTCCTTGGCCGCAGCCTCGTAATCCTCCGCAGTGTAACCCTTCTCGTCCCGAAAAGAATTGGTATCGGCAACCGTGGATTGCTCCCGTTGCTTGCTCCACTCTTCCCGTTCACGCCTCACCGCCTCGCGCTCGGCCCTGATGGCCTCCTTCTCAGCGTTGATTTGTTCCCAGGTCTTGGTCTTTCGATTCTGATCCTGGGCGAATTTGCTCTTCTGATCCTTCGGCTTCTCCTCCTTCTGCTTGGCCTTTGAATCGGTCTCTGACTTACTGCTCGTGCCTACATCATCTTGCTCGCGGTTATTAACCTCTTTACTGGCACTCCCCTCATTGGAGGAATCTTGCTCAACCGAAGCTGACTCGTTTTTATTTTGAGTCTGCTCCCGTGGTTGGCTGTCGATATCGACACCAGCATCGTGATCATTGGCCAAGGCGAGCATCGCATCGGCACTCATTGTTTCATCTGACATATTGTGCTTGTATTCGTTTGCTGGTCCGCACAGACGCAGCAACCGCAACTTTGATCCTATGTATTCGTGACAGAATCCGGATCATCTTCCTGTCCCGTAATTGATTCTCGGTCGGCCATCATCTCGATGACCTTCACAAGACTGGCCTGACCCATTGCAAATCCAGAGGAGTATTGCAAATGGTTTCTGTCCGTAATTGCAGAAGCGTTCTGCATAAGAACAGTGTTCAGGAGAGCGTCCTTGAACTTTTTTCCGGTCTCGCTCTTGAAAAAGTTATTGAGAGTGGTCGCGTCATCCCTGTTCCAAGGAAGCGCATCGACCCAGCATTGATGCCGGCCAAAAGTCCATGCGGCGCGGACTCGTGAAATGAGTGAGATCATCACTTAGCCTTCTTGCGACCGGCTGCGGCGCGGCGCATGAACTCTGCGGCCCCAAGATTCTTGCGACCAATGTATGCCGCGAGAGCTTTGGGATCATCCGCGCCCTCCTTCTTGAGTTGCGTTGCCAGTTTGCTGAACTTCGATTTCTTTTTCATAAATCTACCATGCCCGACATGACCAAGTTCTGGGTTTCGTAGGATCTTTTGCCGTATCGCAGTTGTGCCTCGCTCGGAAGCTCTTGCGCCGTTCCGGATCGTCCTTCTTAACCTCCATATTGGGATCACCGAAGCGAACCTTGATCACCGTGCCCTTCGGATTGCGGACGTACACCGCTTTCTTCTTGGACTCGCCCGGTGTGTAGAAAGGTTTGCCAAGCGATACTTTCTTTCCTTGGTACTCGGCCATATCAAGATTGGAATAGCGGTGAATCCTGCAACTCCTTGATGTTCTCCTGCCTCTTGGCCTTCTGGAACCTGATCTTCGGTGCCACACCCTCCTCAAGCTGCTCCATTAACGGAGCTTGGGCTTGTGATTGCACCGGAATCGAGGTCAAAACGGGCTGAGGCTCCACAATAATAGCGGTCATAGCGTAGAATTCTCCGCACCAATCAAAATCCAGCACAGTGGGCCAGCAAGTTGGCCTACTGGTGGGCGGAAACCGCCGGCAGGTCTTGTCGGAGGCTCGATATCGGCAATCTTTGCAGGTCATAGCTTATTAAACGGGAGGCTAGGCCATCTGCGGTTCTGGGCCGGCGGGCGGCATTGGCATTTGGGGCTGCTGCTGCTGCAACAAACCGCTGCTGGTCAGGAACTTCTGGATCTCAGCCCGCAATTTCCGCGCTTCATTGGTAGCCACCTGCTCGTACCCCTGCAACAGGCTGTCGATTCGCACCATAAACGCATTCTTGGAAGCCGGACTGAACTGCTGACCCTGCTGGATCGCTGCATTCAGGTACTGCATCAGCACACCGATACGGCCCGCAAAGTTCTGACCCGGTTTAGCCGGCACCGGGATGCCGATTAGCAGTGTCGGGATCGTCTTGGTCTCGTCCTCCAACTCATCCTGCTGCTTCTGACCTGGATCCCGTATCAATCGCTTGATCAGGGACGGGTCATCCAGCTCCATGATGCTCTTATCCAGCTCCACCTGATCGACCCAGGGGCTGTTCTGGAAGAGTTGCTTACGGTTAATGGCCTGCTGAACCATCATCTGCCGGCTGACCATGTCCATACCGCCCTTCGGTTCCAGCTCATATTGATCGTGCAATGCCACCGGATCCGCATCCAGCGAGTCCTCCGCAAATCGATATCGTAAACTCTTGGAATCATACTGAACATAAAGTCCCCAAGCTTGCCGGTACATCTTGCCCAGTGCCATACGGAATAGTCGCGCCCGCAGATCCCCACTCTGCATTGCCTGAGCATTGATACTCTGAATCTCGGTCGCCGTCCGCCGGTCGCTGCCCCCGCCCATCGCACTACCCATCGCGTAATCCGGACTACCGATCCGGTTCTCCGCGACCGCCCGAGTCTGGTTCAGCTCCTGATCGAAGCTCACCGGCGGCTGCGGCATCTGGACCGGGGCCACGCCATACGGCAAGATCTGACCGGGCGAGAACCGCAAGTTGATGCTGTTCGGCAGCTCCCGTTCCGCTCGGAATAGCGGGCGATTATACAGCGTCATCGCGTCGTGTTTGTGGTTCCACATCGAGGTCATGGACAACTCGAATGGAGCCAGGATCTCGCACACGCCCCGCGGGCTGAACCATCCCTTGTCCTTGATCTCATACGGGAAGTCCACAAAGGGACATTGGCCATGATCATATGGCAACTCCATCGGATCTCGCAGATCCATGTCCACTGCCGCGGGGCTGTACAGGTAAACCTCCCACACCCCGTCATCCCGCTTCTTGTACACCTCCCACACAATCACACCATCGGTATTGCTCGTGTAAGTGATACCCTCGCGCAGTTGCTTCGCGTCATCCTCGGTCGCTGCCCCCGGGACGTTATCGTCCTGCTGCGGATTACCCCGAATCTTCTCGATCGTCTTGGAATCGCTCTTCCACCCGAACTGCCCAGCCATCCGCTTGTACGCCCCCACACTCATCGGCATCACATGCACCGCCCAATCTGCATCCTGCAAATCCACGGTGTATGCCGGCACAATGAAATACATCGGGATTTGCAGG